GCCTACCGGAGAGCACGCAAGAACCTTCCGGCCATCAAGAAAGACGTGCAGTCGAAGCCCGTTCTCACGGGCAAGAAGCGCATGGACCCGAAGGCGAAATCCTCCCGCGAAGCGCAGGTCAGGCGCGAGCAACTGAGCAAAACCGGCAGCTTCGACGCTGGCGTGAGCTCGCTCATGGACCTTGATCTTTAACGGAGACACACAATGGCACAGGTTGCCAATACCTACGAGACCTACGACGTCGGTTCTGCCGGCGGTAATCGCGAAGAGTTGGCGGATCGCATCTATCAGATCACGCCGGAAGAGACCCCGTTCATCTCCCTGATCGGCCGCAAGCCGGTTGCCTCCACTCATCCCGAGTGGCTTCTGGACACGCTCGCCGCGGTTGATACGGCGAACAACCAGCCGGAAGGCAACGACTGGTCTTACGACGCCATCACCCCGCCGTCGCGCGTCGGCAACTACACCCAGATCTCCGACAAGAAGATCATCATCTCGCGCACACAGGACAAGACCTCGAAGGCCGGCCGCAAGTCGGAACTGGCCCGCGAAGTCGCCAAGAAGGGTGTCGAGCTGCGCATCGACATGGAAGCGATCGTTCTGGGCAACCAGGCTTCGACCGCCGGCACGGGCAACGCGGCGTCCAACCGCAAGCTCGGCGCCTTCCGCGCCTGGCTGGCCTCGAATGACAGCCTCGGTTCTGGCGGCGCGTCGGGTGGCTTCAACACCTCGACCAGCGTCGTTGACGCGGCCACCAACGGCACCCAGCGCGCCTTCACCAAGGCGATCCTGGATGCAGTGATCCTGTCCAGCTACAACGCTGGCGGCTCGCCGAAGACCCTGATGCTGTCGCCCTACGCCAAGACGGTGTTCTCCACCTTCATGTCGGACAGCAACGTGGCGCTCCAGCGCTTCGCGGCGAACGGCAAGGGCCAGACCACCATCGTTGCTGCGGCCGACATGTATCTGTCGGACTTCGGCACGGTCTCGGTTGTCCCGAACCGTCAGATGGCCCGCGCTGGTGCGACCGTCGCGCGTAACGCCTTCCTGGTCGATCCCAAGATGGTGTCGCTCGGCGTGTTCGATGACATCCAGCTCGTGAAGCCGGCCAAGACTGGCGACGCCGAGAAGCGTGTGCTCGTTACTGAGTATACCCTCCTCGTGAATAACGAAGCCGCTCACGGTGTCGCCGCCGACATCTACGGCATGACCGCCTCGAGCTAAGGAGACAGATCAATGGGTTACTCTTACGCACCTATCAGCATCACGGCTGACGTTACTTTGGACCGTGATAGCCACGCTGGCCCGTTGCTCCGGTTTGCCATTGCTTCCGGCGCGACGGTCACTCTGCCTGCTTCGGCCGGCAACGGTGATATCTATCGCTTCTACGTCCACACGACCGTCACCTCCAACAGCGCCAAGATCCAGGTCGCCAACGCGACCGACGTCATGGCCGGCAATATCCTGTCCTGTCAGGACTCTGGCGACACTGTTGTCGGTTGGGAAACTGCGTCAACCTCGGACACGATCACCCTCAACGGCACCACGACCGGAGGCATCCGCGGCGATTACATCGAGCTGGAAGACGCAATCGCGGGCTTCTGGCGCGTCCGCGGCACGACTTCCTCCACGGGAACCGAGGCCACGCCGTTCTCGGCCGCGGTTTCGTAACGATCATTGGGGTGGCCTTCGGGCCACCCTTTCTTTTTTGGAGTGACAGATGCCCAAAGGCGTCTATGAGCGGAAACCTAAGGAATCGGACATGAGCCCTCCTGCGGCTAATACTGAAGCGAAGTTGTTCCCTGTCGTCTTGAACAAGAACTACGCGCCGAAGGGCGCCTATGAAATCGTCGGCTACCTCAAGGAAGAGGTGAAGCGCAAGAACCCCGCCGGCCAGTGGGTTGTGGTCGAAAAGGAGGAATTTATCGAGGGCGAGATGAGGCCGCACCCGTCGCCCGGCGTTGGCTTCCCTGAGAAGATCTGGGCTGGAACCACCATTCTGCTGCCGATCGATGAGGCCAAGCACCTCGTCTCCAAGAAGATCGCAGAACGGGCCGATGCAATCGCTGCCTGACCCGGCTCGCATCCCGGATCACCTCTGGGAGTTCGAGAAGCTCTCCGAGGACGGGCTTAGGCGGCACTACGTCTATTGGATCGACAAGGCCAACGGGCTCGGCTTCCGCAAGACCGAAAACTTGGTCGAGGAAGAATTGATCGCTCGCAATCAGGACGATCTCAACGATTCCTATGGCAAGCGGTTTCGCGATGATGCGGTCGGGACGCGCATGGCAAGCGTCCCTCTAAATGTCTTCTATCGTGATCTGGCGCCACGCCTGAAGGAGGGCGACGCCGACTACGTAAAGTGGTTCCTCAACAATGAGCAGAACCGGCCGTATCGCACCTTCCGAGGCAAGGTTTAATGGCGATCAATACCTATGCGACGTTGGTCAGCGCGGCCACTGAATATTTGGCGCGCGATCAAGACGCGACGCTGATTGCCAGAATACCAGACTTCATTACCCTTGCAGAGGCCAAGTTTAACCGCGTGCTTCTTCATCCCAAGATGGAAGTGCGGTCTACGACGACCATTGACACCGGGAGCAGTGAGCCTGAGTTCGTCTCTCTGCCGAGCGACTTCCAAACCATGCGCCGCGTGCGACTTAGCAGCGTAACCGGCAAGCCGCGCCTTCAGTTCATGTCGCAGACGCAGCTTGATGACTATCGCTACAGCACAGACAATGTGACCGATCAGCCTGTCTATTTCGCGATTGTTGGTGACGAGATGGAGCTCGCGCCGACACCGAACGACGACTACACGCTCGAGATGGTGTACCGTGCCAATATCCCGGCACTGACGGCAAGCAACACGACCAATTGGCTGCTGACGCTCGCCCCAGATCTTTACCTTTACGGCACTCTGCTGGAGTCGGCCCCGTATCTGAAGGAAGACGAGCGGCTTGCGGTTTGGGGTGCGGCTGTTCAGACGACGATTGACCAGCTCAATACCCACGGTGAGCGCCAGGGTGTGAATGCCGGTCCGTCCGACATCACCCTGCCTGGTGTGGTGCCATGACGATATGGACGCCGAAGACGGAGCAAGTCGAAACGTGGAGCGAGCAAGCTCCGGCCGTGCGCGTCTTTGACCCCAACGTGTTTGACCTCTCGCCCACTTTCGACACGGGCTCTCCTTCTGGCCTTTGGACGACGAATACCGAACAGCAAGAAGTCTGGACCGCCGCCTAAATGACACTCACAGTCAAGCACGCATCGCTGACAGGCGCCGCGGCCAACCCTGACGTGTTGGTTGATGGTCCGAAATGGGATGCTGACCACACTGTTACTGGCGATCTTCCTGTTACTCAGCTTGACGGTGGCAACGGGGCGAGCTCAAGTACCTTCTGGCGCGGCGATGGGACGTGGGCCGAGCCCCCGGCTGGACCCTCCGGGGCTGCGCTTACAAGGGTCAATGATACCAACGTTACCTTGACGCTCGCGGGTACGCCTGCAACGGCACTTTTGCAGGCGACGTCTGTAACCGTTGGCTGGTCCGGCACGCTTGCGGCCTCGCGTGGCGGATTTGGTGCCGACATCAGCGCCAGTTCTGGCGTTCCTTTGTTCTCGGCGGGTGTTGCGACCTTTACTGGAACGACGGGATCGGGAAGCTTCGTCCGCGCGACGTCTCCGACGCTGGTAACCCCCGCTCTCGGCACGCCATCCGCGCTCGTTCTCACTAACGCAACGGGCTTGCCGCTTTCTACGGGGGTAACGGGTAACCTTCCTGTTGCAAACCTCAATAGCGGCACGAGTGCATCTGCGACGACGTTCTGGCGCGGCGACGGAACGTGGGCAACGCCTGCTAGTGCGACATCTAGCACGGTTCTGTTTACCGCTAATGGCATGATTGGTGACGGATCTACTGACGACACCACGGCTTTTCAGGCGCTGTTGAACGCCTATCCGTCGAATACGGTTTTGGACGGGCAGGGCAAGACCTACAATATCACGAGCGCCGTTACCATCCCGTCTGGATCGACATTCCTCAAGATCCAGAACGCTCAATTCACAATTTCCGGCGACATCGACTTTCTGAGCATCGCCGCCGGCACTGCAAACTTCCTCGAGCTCGACACTATTTACGTCTCCGCAACGGGCCAGACTACGGCTGGGCGCAAGTGCTTCAACATTTCCCGCGTGAGCTTCGGCACGTTCCGCAAGGTCTGGATCAACGGCACGGCGAACAAGACTTACGGGTTCTATGGCGCCGGAACGGGCGGTGTCTCGCCGTACTACAACAAGATTGATGATTGCTATCTTGGAAACGTCAAGATCGGCGTTTTCTTCGATGACGCTGCTGGCGCAGCTCAGGGCGTCAATACGAACACGATTCAGAATTGTCGCATTCAGCCCGGTACTGGCAACATAGGCATCTACTTCGGCGCCTACTCTCAGAACAACAATGCCATCTGCAACACCATCGAGAGCGTCGGTGGGACCGGCATCTATATGGATGGTACGGGACATTGGATCGAAGGCTGTCGTTTCGAGAGCATGACAACCGGCATTTCTCTCCTGACGAACCTGACCAATTCAAAGATCGGCCTGAACTACTACGATAGTAACGGAACTGATATTTCCTACGCTTCGGCTGCCGTTCGCGCTGCTAACACGGTCATTTATGATCCAAGCAACAACAAAAGCGCATTCTTCCGCGGCGGCGTGTTCTCGACCCACAACCGAGCAGGTATTGGGTATTACGGCGGTGGAGGAACCGGCGGCACGGTTACTCAGGCAACCAGCAAATCGACGGGAGTCACCCTTGATACCCCGACCGGCGCGATCACGATGAACAATGCGGCGCTGGCTTCCGGCGCAACTGTAACGTTCACCCATACGTGTGCAGCAGCGACTTCTGGCGACGAAATCCCGGTGTTCAGCGTCACCGGAGGTACGGCAGGCCAGTATGTCGTTACGGCCATCAATCTCGGTGGCGCTATTCAGTGGCAGGTTCGCAGCATCAATTCCGGCTCTCTGTCGGAGGCGCTTGTTATCCGTTATGCCCTTATTAGGTCGGCGACATCATAATGCCGCTGCTCAAGTGGGGCTCATGGACGCCAGACACGGTTGACTATGAGTCGCAGACGCCAAAGACGATCCTGAACGTCGTCCCTCGCGGGGACGGATATGGCCCATTTCCTGGCGTGTCATCCTACACGCAGGCGCTTCCCGCGGCCTGTCGCGGCGGTTTTTACGCTCTAAAGTCTGACGGCTCGGTTATCACATTCGCAGGAACGTCAACCAAGCTCTACCAGCTCAATAATACGGATTATAGCTGGTCTGATGTTTCGAAGAGTGCGGGTACTTACTCGGCCTTGAGCGCGACCGCCCAATGGCAGTTTGCCCAATTTGGTAATCTGGTTTTTGCGACGCAGGCCAACGCGCCGCTTCAAGTGTTTGATCTGTCATCGTCAACGGAGTTCGCGGATTGCGCGGGTTCTCCTCCTCAAGCAGCCTATATCTCGGTAGTTGGCCGCTTTCTTGTGCTATCCGGTCTCTTGTCGCAACCTTACCGCATTCAATGGTCTGGATTGAACGCAACCACGACATGGACGAGTGGCGTCAACTCGTCTGACTTCCAGGATTTTCCAGACGGCGGCATTGTCCGCGGTGTGGCTGGTGGCGAATTTGGCGTGATCTTCCAGGATCAGGCAATCCGGCGCATGTCATATGTACCGGGTTCCCCGATCATCTTTCAGATTGATCGTATCTCGCAAGACAAGGGCATTTATGCTCCTTACTCGCTGGTGCGGGCCGGCGAGCAGATTTTTTACTACGGAACGCAGGGCTTTGCGAAGATCGCACCGGGTGGTTATCCGGAGCCAATCGGCCGTGAGCGCACGGATCGGACGTTCTCGCTCGATCTGGATAAAGGCAATCTTCAGCTCCTGATCGGGGCTGCTGATCCGAGGTCTTCTCGCGTCTATTGGGCCTACAAGTCCGTCAGCGGACAAACGGGTCTTTTCGACAAGATCATTGGCTATGACTACGTTCTCGACCAATGGTTCCCGATCAGCGACAGCGGAGAATACCTTCTCGGAATCTCGCAAACGGGTCTGACGCTCGAAAACCTCGACACGATCTCGGCCTCTATTGACGCTCTGTCGCTGAGCCTGGATGCTTACGCAACTGCGGTTCAGCCGGAAATCGCTCAGTTCAGTTCTGCTCACAAGCTTGGCTTCTATCGCGGAGACAATCTGGAAGCGACGATCGAGAGCGGAGAGCAGGGGACAGACGGCAAGAAGCTCCGTGTCAAGGGCTTCCGGACGGTCACGGATGCCGCGACGCATTACGGGTCTTGCTCCTATCGAGATACGTCGAGCGCGACCGCTACGAGCGGGTCTGAAGTCCTGGTGAGTTCGAGGACGGGTCGTTGCGATATGCAGCGGGAAACACGCTACACTCGCTTCAAGGTCCGCATTCCTGCGGGGACAACCTGGACCTACTGCGTCGGCGTTGAGCCTGATGTGGCTGGGGCAGGCTCGCTGTGACGGTCTACCTGCCTGGTATTACCGAGACAGATCTGAAGAAGATCGTTCTGGCAATCCAGCAGCTCGGGGCCGGCCGGTCAAATGCAGTGGGATCTGTGACGCTGACCCCAAGCGCGGCGACGACAACGGTTTCAGATAACAATTGCGCTGCGGGGTCGGTCCCCATCCTAGTTCCGACCACGGCGAATGCTGCGGCTGAAGTCGGCAACGGCACAATGTACGTTAGTGCGGTTGCTAATAAGTCGTTCACGATCACGCACGCCAACAGCGCGACGACGGGACGGACGTTTCTGTATGCCATCCACGGTTGAGCTTGTGTGTGTGGACCCGGCCCGCATCGATGAGATGTGGCCTCATGTGCGCGACAAGATCAGAGCCGCGGTCGAGCGGACGGGATTGAGCAGCTTCGCGGACATCGAGAGTGATGTTCTGACGGGGATGCAACTGGTCTGGATCGCCTGGAATGGCAGCGAGATCATGGCGGCTGCGACTACGCAGCTTGTGAAGCCGTTCAATAAGGTTTGCGTGCTGACGGCGTGCTCCGGTTACGACCGGGCGCAATGGCTGCCTCTGTTCGAGCAGATTGAGAAATACGCGGAAAACGAAGGCTGCTCCTCCATGCGGATCTACGGCCGCAAGGGTTGGGAGCGGGTGTTGAGCGGCTATCGGGCCGAACACGTTATCTTGGAGAAGCGCCTTGGGCGGGAAGTCATCTAGCACCACCACACAATCGTCCGAGACAAACCCCTGGGCTCCGTCACAGGGGTTGCTTACCGGCGTGCTCGGCCAGCTTAACAGCTATCTGCCTCAAACCGGCTTGACCGGCACGCAGAATGCTGCGCTCAACACGATCGAGCAGAACAACGCGACTGCAAGCCAGTATAATCCCGCGATCCAGAGCTACACGTCGGACATGCTCAATGGTGGCGGCGCGTTGAACCAGACTGGCGCGGTTAATCAGAATTATCTAGATTACCAAAAGGCCACGCAGCCTCTTGCGTCGAACACGAACTATAACCCTTACGATACACCTGGCTTCAAGGATGCGCTGAGCACCGCGATTGCTGACATCACGAACAGCACCAACGGACAATTTGCGGCAGCCGGCCGTGATTTCTCCGGCGCCAACTCTCAAGCCCTTGGCCGCGGCATCATGCAGGGCGTCGCCCCGACGATCGCGGCTCAGTATAACCAGAACGTCCAGAACCAGCAGGGCGCGGCCGGAAACCTCTACAGCGCTGGTAACACCACGGCGGGGCTCAATACGGGCTTGCAGAGCCTGTACAACTCCAACCGCGGAACGGGCGTTGGCGCGGTCGGAACGGGCCTCGACGCGATGAACGAGGGCGCGAAGTCCAATCTTGCCGCGGAGGCCCAGCGGCTCGGCATCCCGCTTCAGAACCTCGGCTTGCTGGCACAGATCGGCATTCCGATTGCGGGACTTGGCGGCACGAGCTCGGGCACGGGCACGAAGACCGATCAGATGAGCGGAGTCCAGCAGTTCATGGGCATCGCGAATGGCGTTGGCGGCCTCTTCAAATCCTTCTTCCCCGGCGGGCTGTAATCTATGGCTGGATTGCTCGATTATATCACCAACCCGATCGGAACGGTTGGCGCGGGCCTCTTGGGCGATATTGCGAACTATTACCGCAATATGCCGCAGCCGCAGGCGAGCGCTGGCGGCCCGCAGTATGATGC